GATCATAGCCCTTTGGTCTAACAGTATTATATGGATTTACATCTACATATCCATTTTCCGCATGATGAAAATTGAAAGCTCCTTCTTCATTTAGTTGCGAAACTTGTTCTGGAATTTTTAAATATATTACACCAGACATTAAACCAAAATGACTGTGACATGGATTATAATCAGTTTCTTCGGAATCTGTCACCCAAATCTGCTGAATTTCCAGATTAATCTTAGCTGGGTCAACTTCCATGAGATGTAATCCAGAAGAGCCCAAATACCCTCTCCCCATAGACAAAATAAAATCTGACATTTCTTTTGGTAACATCTCAGTAGGTAATGTGAATTGTTTCCCCTTAACTCGTCTAAATGCGTTTTCATGATATAATTCATCATAATGATTTTCGTAAAGATCATCTATAATCTCATTCATTTGATCAACCAACTCTTTGCGCATATTTGCCGATGCAGCATAGTTATATCTTGGATAAGTTGATACTAAGGTTTCATAATCAGCCATTGTCTTCTCCTGTTTCAATTTTTTCAGTTTCAAGTTCCTTGCCACCACCATAAGAAAATTCTGTTTTAGCAGCTTCATCTAATCTATTCATCACATCTTCAGTGAAATATTTTTCTGGATCTTTTAGTATTTGTTTTGCGTATAACTTAGCACCATCTGGTAACTCATACCTTGTAGATACTTTCTTGAAAATCTCATACTTCTCTGCCAATTCTAAAAGACCGTAATAACGATTAAGGCCTTCATCATAACTTAGAAGTACATCAACTCTCTTGTTTTCTTTCGCAAGTCTGGACTTAAAGTTTTTACAATGAATGATGTTACCAACTACATCCGTGCCGACTTTTTCCTTTTTCTTGGAGAGGAAAACGATATTAGATGCTGCGTACTGCAAGCCAGAGTTGTGAGTAACTATACCATTTTCTAAAATGTAATGTTCAGCTTCTTCCACTGTAATGTCATAAACTTTTTCAGTAGGAATTTTCTTGACAGACACAATTTTCATAATTCTATTATCTCCATCCACCTCAACGATATTGTCCTTGAAAATATTCTCTGCTCTAATCCATTCTTCATCAACTAAAAATTTATGGTCAGCAGAACATTTTACCACATACCCATCTTCAAATTCAATTTCATATAGTTCTTTATCATCAAAATCGTGTGTTTGTAATACTGAATGATTACCATTCATAGTCATCACACTGTCTCCGACTTCAATTTCTGAAATATTTTTCAAAGAACCATCGGCCAGTTGAATGTTTGTTCCATCGACTAAACAGCCCCCACCCATAATGTCTTGAGGATACAGGGAATTATGAGATATTATATTATTATTCAAAATATAATGATGTGAATTTTCTACTTCTATATCATATACTTTTTGGTTTTTTGTAATTATTTCCTTTTTACATATTTTCATTTTATTCATTTTATTTGTTCCTCACATTGTCTTTTATTATAAATACAAGTGAAGGGATTGTTTCAGCAACCCCTGCACTCTAACCACAATAACCTTAACAGCAGGATATCATGTCTAATATTATTTATTCTAATGTTCCTTATACATATTTCATCACATTTTTATTGACAGGCCAACGATATTATGGAGTTAGGTATTCTAAAAATTGCCACCCTACTGATTTATGGAATACATATTACACCAGCAGTAAAACTATACATGATCTAATTGAACAATACGGAAAAACTTCTTTTGAACATAAGATCGACAAAATTTTTAATGATGTAAATTCAGCCATAATATATGAAACGCATTATTTAAAATCCATAGATGCTAAAAATAATTCTAATTTTTTCAATAAACATAATGGTGATGGAAAATTCTCAATTTATGGTACATGGACAAAATTACATAAAACCAATCATTATAATGCCACACATAAACCCTGTCCCAAAGATAGGAAATTAAAAATATCCAAAGCTCAAATTGGAAAAAAAATAAAAGAATCTACCAAAGAAAAACTTAGGATTGCGAAATTAGGTGTCCCCAACACTCCTGAAACAAATTTAAAAATTAGTTGTGCCTTAAGTGCATATTACTGTACTCATCCACCCCAAAAACCCGACAGTCAAAAAAGTAAAGAAAATTATTATAAATTGAATTTATCTGAAAAATGTGCTGTCGGTAGACGCGAATCTCTGAAATGGAAAAAGTCTGTGACATCTAATGAATATAGGCATAAAACAATATTAAGTAGTCCGAAGTCTAAAATTATCACTATTAATAATATTGAATATCCAAGTATTAGGTGCGCGTCCAGAATATTAAATTTCCCTTATAATAAATTGAGAACACTATCTTTATCACACGGTAAGGATAATATCATTCTCGCTTAAATCAGAGGAACATTTCCATTCTCCTGACTCAACCATAAATTTGTGTTCAGGGGTACAATTTAATATTGAACCATCTTCTAATTCTAATTTTATAATAGATTCTACATCATATTCATAAGTATTAGTAACTTTATCTTCGCCCGATATAGTTTTTACGATATCACCAATACATATATTTGATATATTCTTAACAGTATTGTCCCCCATAACCACTATAGCATCATCAGTTAAACATCCTACTTGTTTGTATGTGTGATTAGTCACCAGTAAAGGTATTCCAGCTTTGGCAAGTTTGAGAGTCAATACTCTAAATGCACCCTTTACGATTCGTGCCTTAGTCATATCCACTTTGTTCGCACCTTCAGTAATGTCTTCAACTTCTTTTGCTGTAGATAACATACCAAGACTATCAAGACAAAGTAAAAGTGGTGCTTCACTTTTCTCTATATGTCTGTCTACTACTCTTGATGCTTGTTGAGCAAAGTCCTGTATCGTCGCGACTGGTAATTGAATAAATCTTGTTTTATCAATATCCCGCTCTTCAATCATTTCTGGCGTTAGAGCAGACTCAGACTCAAAATACAAAACGCCGCCGCTAGGATTATCTGCAAGAAACTGTCTGACAATCCCAAGTATGAAGAAAGTCTTACCCGTTGCTGACTCACCCGCGAAAGCAGTGATTTTATTGGACGGTAAACCTTTGTGAATGCTTCCCGAAATAAGTGCATTAAGTATATAACTTCCTGTGTCAATATATTCATTTACGCTCCCTAGCATCCCTTCTGAAACTTTGGATGCATATTGGTTTCCTGTTATTCCTATTAATTCATCAAAATAATCGCTCATAATTTAACCTTGTAATTGTCGTTTTGTGCATCTACACTTTGTTTTATCAAGTTTAATTGTTCCACGGAAATCACATCAATATTAAAGGAAATTCCTCTTCTTTCACCGGCACCTTTAAATGGGTATACTTGATGATTCAAAGTGCTAGGAAAAAGATACATCCAACCAGCTTCTGGTGGAACATTATATTGAACTGTAGTTGAAAATAGATCAGCACCACCCATACCAGTAAATACTAGTTGGCCATCTTTTCCACCCTTGATTGCTATATCATTATTACTTTGGTTTATTTGTTCTGGAACTTTGAGATAAAGAACACCAGAAATTTTGCAAGATTCTCTTTGATTGTAATGAGTATGAACTGGAATATACTCATTTTCTTTTTGACTCACAACCCATGCATCAACAATTCTTGTATGCCATTGAGTGTGTGGGCCGCCAGGAATTAGTTCATCTAAATTACTTCCAACATTACCATTACTTAAAATAGTTTTCATGTAATTTTCAACCATTTCCATAAGATATTTTTTTACATCATATTTTACAAATTTATCGTCTGAGATTGCCCAAGGCAGCGGTATTACCCCACCTCCATGATTATCTTCAGAAGTTGCAGCCTCATCCATTATTTCATTACTTATTGCATAGAATTTTACCAATTTATCCTCTGGTATTTCTGTACAACAAACTAACTGTGCCCAAGGGGCATGAACATACCAATTATCACCTAATTTCATAATTCTCCTTTTTTGTTTTCTTCTTCAATTCGTTGTTGTTCAATAATTGAATCCACTTGTTTTTGAGAAATAATATCTGCGTTAAAAGATAAACTTCTTCGTTCTCCCTTACCCTTAAATGGATAAACTGAATGTCCTAATGACGCAGGAAAAATATGTAATACTCCAACCTCTGCTGCGTTAATATTCAATACTGGGGCAGTACACCATGCATCAGCACCACCCATTCCTGTAAATATTAAATGTCCATCAAGTCCTTTAAGATGTTCTTTTACTGGTGGATCAATATTTTCTGGATATTTTAAATGCATCACTGCAGATATTTTACAATTAGCATGGTCATGTATGGGGTTATATTCATTCTCAAATTGATGAACAGTCCAAGCACTTGTAATCTTAGCTGCATAGTTAAATCCGTGCGGCCCGTGTTCAAATCTTTTATCCAAATGTTCCATCATATTTCCATTTGTAAGAACGGTTTCCCAATATTTGGCAGTCACACCAATAAAATACTTCATCAATCCAGTTTCATGAAGCTTTTCTTCTGTAATGAAATATTCATTGTGTATTGCTCCAGCTAATCCTGCACCCGCACTATCTCGATTTACATCTTCATAAATCTTATCCGTCATTTCTAACGCGTTTTTGAATAATTCATCCGGTACTTTGGTACTTGCAACTAATTGAGCCCAAGGTGCATTCACTTGCCAGTTGTCTTCCATATTCATAAAATTTTCCTATCTAAGTATTGAAACTTTTTTAACCATTGAATTTAAATGATTATTGCACAAATCTCGTAAAATAACAACATCTTCAAGAGCCATCATTTCAATAGAAAACTTATCTAGTTCTATATGACCTTCTAATGTTATAGTGCGGTCTATCGCTTGGCCTGGATTCATGTATTGTCTTGCCATATCACCAGTTGCAACAGATCTTCCTGTGCGTGGATCTCTTCTAAGACCTTCGTATAAAACAACCCTTCTTATATCACAAGCTAAACCATAACCAGTATCAAGATGTGAAGTTGAAAACACACCCCCATCAACAGCAGCGCCTGGGGCGGTCTGAGGATTAGCTCTACGAGCTTGAGATTCTTCGGGCCGTGACATTTTTGCTTCAGTCTCTTCCCCCTCAAGATCCCTTCTGGAATCCCGCTCTTTACGATCCCATTCTAATTCCATTTTGGCTTGATCAAGAACTTTGCGTTGATGAGCAATCTGTTCTGCCGTTTCTTCTTTTCTAACAACACCAATATTGTCAGCGTTATAAGCATCAAGAATTTGTTGGCCGTCAACACTAAGAGGAATGCTATGTTTCCTTCTCATTTCGGCGAGAGTAAGACCATCAAATTCTTCTGTTCTTTCTCTTTTGTTATTCTTTTTAAGACCTTTATCATGAAGATCTTTTTGTTTTTTAATTTCTTCGGGAGATTTTTTAGCCATTACGAATTCCTCTATCTTGAGTGTATTTCAGTTAAAATAAGTTTAAGTATTTGATTAATTTCTGCACGGTCACTGTACATTTCACCGCGATCTCTTTGTTTTTTCAAATAGTCGTAGTGTTTTTTAAGGTCTTCTGTAAGCCAACCGCCGTAGTCGTAATCATCATCCATTAGAGGCTCCTGTCTTCTTTAACTGTTGCGTAATAACCTTCAGTGTTCATATGTTGTGCATATTTGTTAGCTTTGGTATAATTATCAAAAAATCTTCTTTGAATATCTTTAGGATCTGGTGTATAGATAGTTTCATTCTTACTCATTTGAGCATGACTGCCACTGGTTGTGTTAGGAATTTTCCACCATTCTACCCAAATATTCATTTTACCTGCCCTCCTTGGCATACCCTGTTAATCCAAACAGAATTCCTATTACTAGACCCGAAATTACAGGATTTACATCAAACCCTGTGTATAAGAAACCCATCAAAAAACATCCCACAACTATTCTACTAATATTGAACATATGTTTATTATACCATATCTACAGGTTTTGTCAAGTGAAAAAACTCATGATATTAGTTTTTCTTTCATGTTCCCAGCCGATAACATTGAGAATACCGATTATAGGATCAAGGAAAGCTTTGGTAAATTGTTTTTCATAATCTATGTATGGTTTCAACTCAAACTCGTCTGGTAAAGCATTTAACATAGCAATTACAGTATCACCAGTTGGATTTGGTTCTTTTAGATAAGCAAACTTAATCTTCTCACCTTCTTGGATTTTTGGATACTTTCTTGTCAATCGTTTGTTCTGTAACATCTTATTGTAGATTAAAGAACCTTTAACATGAATCGGTGTAGACTTTTGATAGATTGACGCAGCATCATGGTACTTGGCAAGACCTTTTACCGATCTTGGAAAAGAAACTTCTTCTGTAGGAAGTGACTTGAACTTAGTCTTGAAAGTTTCAATGTAGTTGATTACATCTTCTTCAGTTCCATTCATCATAATCTTGAATGCCTCTTTGAGAGCGTTACGGCAAGATTCTGGTGTTGAACTTCTGACAGCTTCAATACCCATAATCTTGAGTTTGGGTTCATCATATTGAACACCTTCAGAGTTGTGAACATTCAGAATGTAATGTTTCTTACTTGTCCAAATACCAACCTCTGCTAATACTTCGCGTTTCATTACCATCTTCTGTTCAAATGCATTTACATACTCTGCCATTTCACCATAACACTTATCAATTACATCTTGAATTTTACCTTCACAGACCTTATCCATGAACTCTATAATTTTATCTGTATCTGTAAGACCCACCTTTTGTACGAGAGAATCAAGAGTAACGTACAGAGAGTCAGTATCGGAAGCAAGGACATAATCATGGTTTTCTGTCTCCATTATTTTGTTTAAGTATTGATTGACTGCTCTCTCAGCCCACCGAATGGAAAGTTGACCCGCAACGGATACAGCTTCAGCATTCCTTACATCATAAAAACGAAACCATTGATTACCAAGGGCTCCGTAGGCTGAGTTGAGAGCAATCTTTAAGTTGATCTGCATATTGTGATACTGAGCCAATTTGTTAGTATCTGCAGCCTTACCCTTCTTCTGTTCCGCAATCATCAAGTCTTTGTACTTGACGCGGTCAGTGTACATCTTCTCCATAAGTGCTGGAAGAAAACCCTGTTTCTTGCGAGTATACAAAGAACCATTTGGAGTCATGGTAAGATTCTTCTCTTTAAGAAAGGCAACATCAACTTCTCTATCAAGTAAAGCATCTACCAGACCAGACTCAGGATACATACCTACAAGAGTCTCAGGAGATATATTGTACATCATTATCAGATGCGGGTACAAACTATTCAAGTCAAAACTAGCAACCCACTTGTGCCGACCAATTTGAGGATCTTTCACATAGGCACCCTCATATGCTTCAGATTTAGTATCATGTTTCTTTGGTGGAACGACAATTTGTTGGTCTTTCAGATGATTGTAAATAATACAATCCCACATCTTCACAGGACTGAACACATCATTGAAGTTACACTTGGCCATGTAAGCTAGTGAGATAATCATCTCCAAGAGTTTCATCTTCTCTTCTAGTCTTTCCAACAAGACAACATCATGAACATTATAGTCAACGAACTTCTGAAAGTTTGTTTGATATAGTTCGTGTAGTGAAGCGTATTCTGAATAGTCTAGTTTCTTTTCCCCCAACTCTGCGTATGCAATATGGTTCAAAGAATACGACTCTTGATTGACATAAGTAAACTTCTTGTAAGCATCCATATAGTCAATACTTGAAATACCAACCAGATCAAAAACCTGCAGTTGTCTGTTACCAAATAGATTTACTTCATGCTCTTTATACCAGCCCCACGGCGAGAGTTTCTTAGCCATCTTCTCACCAAGAATCTTGACGATACGATTAACAAGAAATGGAATATCAAAAAACCTTGAGTTCCATCCAGTAATAATGTCTGGATAGTTCATAGACCAATCAAGTACAAAGTTTTCCAATAGCCTTGTTTCGTTCTCGCAATGAATATACTCGATGCCTTCAGCCGGTGTGTATTCCTGACAACCATACACCTTGAAACTTTTTCCACAACGATAGGAGATAGCCAAGACTTCTTCGTTGGCACTTCTTACATCTGGAAAACCATGTTCTGAACTGGTTTCAATATCAATGAAACCAATCTTGATCTTATCTAAATCGTAGTCAACCATACCACGATAGTTATCAGAAATAAAAGAATATTGGAACTGGTCAAACCCAAAAACATTACCACCATAATCTTTCATGGCTTGGCGAGAATCTTTCATAGAGCCCCACTTCACAGGAGCAACATTGCGATCATCTAGAGTTTTCCATTGGGGATTTTGAGGTTTGTGAGATTCTACAAATAAGGTAGGTTCGTAGTTCAATTTTTCTTTGAAAGATTCACCACGATCATTCACACCTCGCAGAGCAATAAAATTACCATGAGGCTGT